ACCTCAAGGGGCGGCGGCTGTGGGGCCTTGCGGCGGCGGCGGGGGGTGGTCATCAGGGTGTCGGATCCGGCGTGCCATTGGTGATGATTGTCGCGCCGCCGATCGGGCAGGCGGTGCCGATGTTGTCGGCCGGACAACCGGGAGTGACCTGGCCACCAGGGTAGGCGCCGCTGCGCTCCAGGGGCCCGGAGCCGAGCACATAGGGATCGCTGCAATCGCGATAGGGCGTGGTGTAGAGCACCTCGTAACGGAGGATCGTGGCTCCGGTGGTGAGGCTGCCATCGAACTCAGGATCGTCGGTGCGGGTGTCGAGCAGCATGGCGTCAGCTGACTCGAAGCCTGGGATGGTCCAGGATTGGAGGGCAGCTTCAACCTGCTGGGCCATGGTGTCCAGGATGCTGTCGATGTCATCCTCGTCGTCGTTTGCATCGTCTCCGCTGCCGAACGACTGAGCGACGCAGATGATGGAGATGATGCAGCGGCGCCGCTCAAATCCGTTGAAGCCGGATGTGGAACGATCGATGACCTGCTCTGGCTCGCGGGTGTGGATGACAATGGCCGGCAGCAGCTGCTCCTGGATCGGCATGAGCCGGCCGGAGTAAACCCGCTCCTCGGCAACGGTCGCATCGCGGAGCTGTGCGACGAACGCCTTACGCAGCTGGGTGCGGCGGTGGGCGGTCATGGCGCAGCCGATTTGAAAGGGTGCCCGGCAGGCAGTAGCGATTGCAGCCCCGACCGAGTAGGGCCAGCCATGTAGCCCTCCAATAACTGGCGAGTAGTGGTGGCTGTGTTATTGCCAACTGCTACAATTTCGAGAATGCGGCCATCGAAATAAAGATTAATAGATCTGCCGATTTGCGGCGATGTGTTGATAGCATAAGCATTTGTGGTTGTGTTAAATTGAAGTGTTCCATTAACATACACCTGCCATAAACTATTAGCACTAACCATGCTTATGATACATGCATTGGCGGATAAGGACGGCGACGGGTTTCCCGCGTTTTGACGAGTGGTGCTCATAAAATCTTCAAGTATGGTGCCATCGGTCCATAGCGAATGATTGCTGCCGGCACCTGTACCCCAGTCCCCTAGGACAGGGCCAGTATTTGCAGCTACAGTTGGCGGGTCTGTGTCAAGTTGGCACACAAATACTGCCATTGCCGACGTAGTTCCAGCCAACGGCGCGGCGGCAATGGTGCCGTAGCTGGTGGCAAAGTCCAAGGCATTCAATCCGTTAATGGTACGTGTTCCCGTTGCCGGCCGAAACCCGGATGGGAACGTAACGTGCCTGTTATTTCCGCTTTTATCACTCCACTGAGTCGCTAATCCTGACGACGGAGTAATCGTACTGCTGTCCGCGGCGTCCAACCATAGCGCTGTGCTGATCTGCGCTGGAGTCCATATGGCGCCAGCTCCCGCTACTGTTCGCCTTGGGACGATCAGCATTTTGTTGCCTCCAATGTAGGGGCCAGGTCTCCACTCATTACGCGATCTCATTGACCCAGCCTGCGGACAGGTCGAAGGGTTGCCCGGCCTGGATTTGCGCCCGCAGCTCCGCCGCACGGTCCATGTTGCTGAAGCCGGCCGCCACCAGGGCATCGTGCCTAGCCAGCAGATTCAGCATGGGCTGGGTTGCGGTGCCATCGGCCCTGCGCCGGATCGCCTCGTCATACAACACAGATTGCATGGGATCCACATTGGCCGGATACAGCAGGCTGTTCGCCTGCAGCAGGGCCGCTTCCACCTGATTCAGCAGCTCCTCTACGGGCCTGCGCCTCACCTGCAGCGATTCCTCCCACGCGCCGGCCGGGCCGCCCGCCTTGGGGTTGGCGTAGTCCACCGCGCCCCAGCGGGCCTCCTCGGAGAAAATCAACGGGTCATACTCGCGCACCTTCGGCTCACCCTTCAGGTAGAACCTCAGGTCGGTGCCGTCGTAGGGCAGCCCGAACAAATTGGGCCAACGTGTACCCCCTGGGTTGGTTGCCGTGTCGCCGCGCAGAGGCACGAACAGATCGACGCTTTGCCCCTCTTGAGGGCCAGGATCGCTGTAGTAGCGAACGCCGGTTTCGGAATTGGTCTGGATGGCGGGAGGTGTCATAGTCAGGTTGCGGAGCGAGTGAACAGAAACTGAGCGAACAGTCCTTGGGCGCCGGTGCCGACGCCAACAAGATCAACGCCGACCCGGTCGCCAGCGGAGAAGATGCCGCCGGTGATCGTGGCTGACGCATCCACCAGGCTGGCCGCGGATGCCAGAGTGGCGTTAGCGGTCAGCACCGACGTTTTCACGCCGGCCGCCGTGCGGCGGTAAGCGTTGAATGTTGTGCTACTGCTGCCGGTGGTGTCGATGTGGCAGCCGAACCGCACAGCAACCAGCGTGAAGGCGCCCGAGGGCACCGGCACTGGCACCTCCGCGTAGTTGGTGCCGGCCGTCGCCGTCTCGCCCCGGTTGGAAATCACCAGGATGATGCCGTCACCGATCGGACCGATGTCGCTGTAGTTGCTGCGTTGGTGGATGTGATCAGCCCTCGCAGCGGAGGCCGCTGTGCCAGCGCTGGCCGTTGCGGCCAGTGGCTGCGGCGTTGCATTGCTGTAGGTCGCATCAGCCCCGGCAGGGCCTTGGGGGCCCTGAGGGCCCGTCGCACCAGTCGGGCCTTGAGGGCCTGCAGGGCCGGTGGCGCCAGCCGGGCCGGCGGGGCCGGTGTTGCCTTGGAGGCCTTGCGGACCTTGCGGACCTGTCGCGCCGGTGGCGCCTGCAGGGCCTGTGGCGCCAGCCGGGCCTTGCGGGCCAGCAGGCCCGACCAGCGACGCCTGCCACTGGGCTTCCGTCCCAACAAACCCGCCAGCCACAGCCGCCTGATAGGCGCTGTTGCCGGCCGCCCCAGCGGGGCCGGTCGGGCCAGCAGGGCCTTGCGGACCAGTGGGGCCAGTGGCGCCAGTGTCACCCTTGGCTCCAGCAGGGCCTGTTGGCCCGGAGGGGCCTTGCGCACCCGTGGCACCCGTGTCGCCTTTCAAGCCCTGTGGGCCTGTCGGCCCGGCCGGACCTGTTGCTCCTGCGGGGCCGACCAACGAGGCCAGCCACTGCGCGCGCGTGCCGGTGAACCCCTGGGCAACCGCCACCTCATAGGCGTCGTCGCCATCCGCGCCAGCGGCACCTGCCGGCCCCTGGGCTCCAGCAGGGCCCGTGGCACCAGCAGGACCGGTAGGCCCTTGAGGGCCAGCAGGACCGGCCGGGCCAGTGGGCCCTGGCGTCAGCTCGATCGTTTCGATCGCGCCATCCAGCGCCGTCAGCGTGTCGCGCAGCTGTTGGCCGCTGAACGGCAGTGAGGGGATCGTTGTCATGCTGCCGCCCTGATCGTTGTGGTCGCTCGAATGATCGTGTTCGCGTAGATCAGACCGATCGTGTCCGCCTGCACAGGCAGACGATGCAGCATCAGCAGCCAGCCGGTGTGGCCATCAGGCTGTGGATCACGCACTCGCCACTGCGCGCCACGCACCTCCACCACATCATCCTGCTGCGGGGCCACCGGCAGCTCTGTGCCATCGATCAGCATCACCGGCTGTGTGCTGCGCACCTGAATCCCAGTCTCAGGATCCAGGCCGATATGCGAGTCCTGGTAGACGCCGCGCACTGGCCAGCTGCTGGCCCCGCGCCGATAGGTGACGGGGGATCGCTCCCCCATCACCCGCACCACGGCGCGAAGGGCAATGCTGGCCAGGTCGTTGCGCATCAGCCGATAAATACCGAGGCGAATGCCTGGGTCGTGGTTTTCGGTGCAGTGAACTTGCCAACCAACGTGTTGTTGGTCGCCACAGGCGTGATGCGCTTGTTGGTGTTGTCCCAGTAGGCAGCTGCACCCTGGGTCGCGTCCGTGCTGGCGCCGGTCGCAGCGGTCAGCCCATAGACGGTTTTGGTGTGGATGTTGATCACGTCGCCCTGTGCGCCATTCACAACGCACACGCCAAAGATGCTGCCGACCAGCACACCATCGCCAGAGTTGCGGGCGTAGGGCAGCGTCACCTCAAGGTAGTTACCGTCTTGGATGTAGCCCAGGCCGGTGCTCGGATCGAATCCCTTCATGTTCAGTCCTCAGGAGATGGGGTTGGAGAAAAGGCCAGGATCACTGGCCGGTGGAGCGGTAGAAGCCCTGGTGCTGACCCACGGCGCAGCCCCAGTCGTGGCGGAGGTAGGTGACAATGCCATCGGGATCGCGCTTGATCTCCGACTCGATCGTTGGGCCGGCCTCGCCTTCGAGGTAGCCGAAGATCAGCTTCGTCACGCCGGCATAGTTGCCGGTGATGTAGTACTGCGTGGTGCTGGAGGCATCCAAACGGGGTTCAACAATCGGCGTCAACTTTCCGCTGAAGATGTTGACGTTGGTGGTCTGGTTCGGAACAATCGTGGCGTTGAACTTGTCAAACGGCGTCTCCAGGGTGGTTGGCAGCAGGATGTACTGCGGCACCACATAGAGAGGGTTCTTGCCGGTGAAGTCCTTCTGGTTCCGCATCGCCTGCCGCGCGGCAGAGATCGCGGCCTCACCGATCACGCCGCTGCCGGTGTTGTTGTGGCTGGCGTGGAACAAGGCCTGGCCATCGCTCATGCACTTCGCATTGCCGGTGATCAGCCCCCACATCTGGTTGGCCTCAAAAGTGGCAACGCCACGGGCGAGCACTTGAACAATCCGGGTGATGTAGCCCAGGTTGTCGTTGATGATCAGCCGACGGCCAATCACCAGTTTCTTGCCGTACTCGCTCAGTAACCAGGAGCCTTGTTGCTCCTGAACGGTGCCGGTCTTGTACTCGCCGCCTTCCTTGATCTCCTCGGGCAGCATCTGGCCGCCCACCTCGATCTCCTTCATCTCGCGGAAGTCAGGCAGGTTGCGCTGCTCCGCAAGGGGGCGCCAGGTCTGCACCTCCTCGCCATAGGCCGCCTTCAGCGTCACGCGCTGGATGGAGGCCATCAACAGCGGGAAGTCGCCGGTGCTGTGGAAGGCACGAACAGCAATATCGCTCTTGCCCATCCCACGGTGGCTGATACCAGCCAGGTCCAGGGACTCGCGTGCCAGATCGAGCAGGGTGCTGCCGCGATACTCGCGAATGCCGTCGCCAACTTCAAAGCTGCAACCGGATTCGTTATTGGCGCGGAATTTAAGATAGTCGAGCTTCGCGGCAAAGCGCTTCTCGCCATGGTCGCGGGTCACCTCCACCCGGCTGGTGCCGGCGGTTGATTGGCGCTCGGTCGTGGCGCGGGCGTCGATCAGCTGCATCCGGGCCTCGTCGAGGGCGGCGCCATCAGCGATCAGCTTGTGCGCCAGCTCGGAAAGGCGCAAGTTGAGCGTACTGTCGCTGCCCTTCAGCTTGCGAGAAGTATCAAGGATGCCGGCGGTGCGGCGGCGCTCCTCGGCACGCACCTCGTCGGCATTGACAGCAGGCGCAGCAGGCGGAGCGGCAGGGGGTTGGGCTCGGGTCTCGGGCGCAGCCTCAGCGGCCGGCGCCCCCTGGTTCAGTTCAGCCACGGATCTCTCCTGGGGTTGGGTGGGGGTGGGCTCCTCTGAGCGCACCTGGGCCCCGGCATCAGCCGGGATCGGGACCAGCGAGAGCTCATAGGGCTCCCAGTCCACTGCGCGTTCAACCGGCGTGGTGCCGGTCTCATCGCGCTCTTTTCGGTGGACCTTGTAGCCCACCGAGACGTTGCGGTAGATGCCGTCGATCACATCCTGGAAGATGGGTTCGACTTCAGCACGCTTGGAAAACTTCACCAGAGCGCGGCCCTCAGATCCGTTCAACCAGGCTCGCAGCACCACGCCAATCTGGCTGCGCAACGAATACGAGTCGTGCGAATCAAGCAGCGGCCCGCTCTTGTTCAGGCGGTCCAGACGCACGGCGCCAGGTTGGAGGCTGAGCTCCTCTATGTATTCGCCGCGTGCCCAGTCCGCACGCTTCACCCTTGCGCCGGTGGTCCACACCAGCTCCACGGTTCGCGCCTCGACGTTGATCGTCTCGGGCACGAACATCGCGCGGGTTTGCAGCAGACCGTCGCTCATGCGCACTCCTCGTCTCGGCGATTCTACGGTCATCCGCCTGCTCCAGATTGGGGTGCTGCAGGAGCTGGCGGTTTCACAGCAGCCTCAGGCGGTGCGCCGGTCGGCGGCAGCAGGCTGCCCAGCGGCCGCACCTGGGTCAGGCCCGCAGCCGACACCTTCCTTGGGTCGGTGTCGAGCGTGATGCCGGCCTCGTCCAGCATGTTCGTCCACTCCTTCCACTGCTCGATCAGGTCGAGGGGCTCATAGCCCTCGGCTCGAATCGCGTCCAGCGGCGGCAGCAGGCCCCCGCGGATCCGGTCACGGGTCGAACTGGTCTCCGCCTGCGGGTCGAACAGCTCACGCTTCGGTGGCGTCCAGTCGCCCACCAGCCCATCGGTTGGCACCCCCGTCACACTGGCGGCCGTCTGGAACCATCGCCACACCTGACGGAACACCACGGGCTCCAGGATCTGCCAGGTGTCTGCCTGCAGCCGTCGCTGGAAGCCGATCCAGCCCATCCGCTCCTGGCTGAAGCTGCCGCTCGAATAGTCGCCCGTCAGCTCGCTGTAGGTGATGCCGATCCCCGCCGCGATCTCCAGCAGATAGCTCCTGATCACAGTGTTGATCTCGCCCGCCGCTGGCGGGTTGATGGTTCGGATGTCCTGCCCAGGGCCCAGTTTCACCACGCCGCCCGGCTCGATACGTTTGCCAATGGTGCTCTTCTGGTCGCTCACGCTGTCGAGATCCGTCACCGCAACAGCCATGCACGCGGCGACCTTTTCTTTCATCAACCGTGCATCCATCAGGTCCTGCAGATCCCGCAGCCGCAGCAGCGACGGCGCCAGGCACGTCACGCCACGGGTCATCCCGGCCCGCTCCGGCGTGAATAGGTGGATGATCTCCGCCGCTGGAACCGTGTTGCTCAGAACCGTTATCGCACGCTGCGAACTTTCGCCAGGGTGATAGTTGTATAGCCAATAGCGCGTCCGCTTGTCCTCTCCGTCGTAAACAATGCCGCGCTTGGTGTACTCTCCCGTCTCGCCTCCTGGCGTGTCATGCGACTCGTCAATCCAGTCGCCCTCCATCAGCTGCAACTGCAGCGGCACCCTCAAGCCAAGGCGTTTCATCGTCGCCCGGCTTGGCGTCCGCAGCCGCAGCAACACCTCTCCGCTGCCTTTCCATGCCTCCACCATCTGAGACATGATCCCGTCGAAGTTTGCGAGGCCGTAGTAATCGCACTGCGTCGGGTCAGCCATCCACTGCTGCATCAGCTGCGTCACCGCCCGGCCGCGGCTGCCATTTTTCCGGCCGTCCTTCGCCTTGAAGCTCCAGCCGGTGCCGATCAGGTTGTCGCTCCAAACCTTGATCGCCTTCCGCGCATAGGGGTTGTTGCGCATCTGCTCCCGCGCGCGGTCGCGCATGTCCGCAAACCCCCAGGCGCTGGACGCATCCGCGGACGTGCGCTGCGTGATCCATCCGTCAGTTCGCCGCCCACGGCCCGCCGCGTCATATCGGCGCAGCTCCTCCAACTGGATGCGGGCCGCCTGCCGGCGCACGGCCGCGCGGGGGGCAATGGCGGCCAGAAGCTGCTCAAACGGGTTCATTCGTAGTCGCGCACGAAGGTGGGGTAATCGATCCGCACCACCGGGGCGCTGGCCGCCGACAGGCTGGCAATGATCATCGCCCGGGCCTTCAACAGCTGCTCCACGCTCTGATAGGTCACCTCCTTGTCGTCGTACCGCACCTTCAGATAGCCGCCAGCAATCGCCTCCTCAATGGCCGCAAGGTGGGCCTGCGTGAACGTGCTCATCGACCACCTCGCCGTGGCGTCATGCTACCTAGCCCCAGAACGATGATTCGCCGGCATCATCATCGTCCGATGCCGCCTGCCGCTGCGTTGGTGCCGGCTCCTCCGCTGCCGCCACCGGCGCGCCGCCGCGTTCCTCCGCCCATCTCGCATCACTCCAGCGGTCCGCACCGATCAGCGCTGCGCAGGCCCTGGCGATCACCCGGCAGTCGAGCGCCTCGTTGCGGGGCCTGGTCTTGATCCACTCGAACCGGTTGTAGCCCCGCCGGTCGATCGTGTTCGTCAGCCGCTCCGCGCAGAGCTGGCGGAAGAACTCCTCGCCATGCTGCGGGAAGTGGCACCAGCCATGGGGCAGGGCTTCACCCTCATCCGGCAGGCCTCGTCTGAGCCAGCCGTAGAGCTCCCCCTTCGCGGTGCTCACCCCCACCGGCCACACTTTCACGCCGCCACGCAGCGGTTTCCCGTTCCTCAAAACCTCCACACGCCCCGGTGTGCCGATGATCGATGTCTGCGTCTCCTGGCCCTTCGTCGCGATCACCCTGTTGCCGGCCTGGCTCCGCACCCACCGGTAGACCTCCTGGCTTCTGAAGCCGCTGTCGATGCCCGTCATCCGGATCGGCAGCCGCTGGCCATCGCCGCGGCCGAACTCCGACCGGATGAACTTCGTCAGCTCGCGCCACACCGCCGGCTGCGCCGTGTCGCCCGCCAGCACCTGGTAGTCCAGGCTCCAGCTCTCCATCCCCTGACCCCAGCCCACGATTTCAAGCTCAAGGCGGTCCATCTGCACGTCTACGCCGCAGGTGATGAACACCACGCCATCAGGCACCGTGCCCAGCTCGTAGAGCTCTCGGCGGTTGTAGAGGGCCTCCCAGTCCGGAGCCTCGCCGTCGTCGTTCCAGCACTCCGCCAGCACCGTGTTGGTCCACGGTTTCAGCTTCGCCGGCTCATCCTTCGCGTCCTCATATCCCACCGCGATCTCAGTCCAGTTCAGCCAGCCCAGCGGGCTGTAGAAGCCGTTCAGGTGGTAGCCCTGCACTTCGCGCTCCGGGAACAGGGGCTCCCACCAGTCGTCGCTGAACACGTCCGGGTCATACCACCAAGCCTTCGTGTCCTCGCTGATGCCCTCGCCGCACTCCTCGCAAATCATCACTGGGGCCCGTCGCAACGTGTTCGGCAGCCCCGGGTCCTTCGGGTCGTACCGCAGCCGATCCCAACTCAGCACTTGCCGGTGCCCGCAGTGCGGACAGGGCAGCAGCAGCCGCTGCTGGTTGCTCTGCTCCCACTTCCCCCAGATCGCACTCCGCCCCGCGATCGTTGGCGTGCTGGTCCACGCCAGCTTTTTTCGCACGCCATACGTCCGCATCCGCGCCGTCACGATCGCCAGCGGGCTCCCTTCCTCATCGACATCCGCCGGCCATCGGTCGATCTCATCCCCGGCCAGGAAACGAATGGGCATCGACGCCAGGCCGCTCGCCGCGTTCGCACCGCCGAGGATCAGAAAGCCGCCGACGAATTCCTTCATCAGCTGCGTGTTACCGCTGTCCCGTTCACGCGGCGCCTTCACCTTCTCCTGCAGGCTCGGCGTCGCCTCGATCATCGGAGCAATCCGCATCTTCGAGTACCGCTTCGCCATGTCGATCGTCGGTTGCACGAACAACATCGGCCCCGGCTGGATGTCCATTACGTAGCCAACCCAGTTGTTGAGCGCCTCGGATTTTCCGCTCTGCGCTGGAAACACCTGCACCACCTCCTGCACCGTCGACGTCGCCGACAGATCGTTCATCGGCTTGCGCAGATACGGCGTCCGCGCCGTCCGCCAAGGCCCGTGCTCACTCGACGCCTTGGAGCTCAACACCCTCCGCTGATCCGCCCACTCGCTCACCGTCAGCAGCGGATCAGGGCGCATCCCGCGCCAGAACGCCAGCAGCGCTTCCTCAGCGGACGCCAGCGGCACGCACCAACTCCTCCAGAGCCTTCACATGATACCGGTCGATCACTTGCATCACGGCCGCACGCTGCTCCTGCGTCAGCCCGCCCACCGCCGTCGCGATCTCGCCCACCATCTGCTGGCTCGTGCGCATCACCGCGTCACGCACCTGCATCCCCGCCGCGGCAAACCCACGCTCTGCCGCCGTCTTGTCCAGCAGCTTGCCGCTTCGCTCCTCGTAATCGAGCTTGAGCAGCATCGCCTTGTAGCCCTCGGCCGCGGCCTTGGCCGACGCATAGGTGCCCGCCTGGCCCTTGCTCGCCGGCGGCGGCCCCGGCGGATCCACATTCTCCCCTCTTGCCCTGGCCTTCCCCGCGTTGATCTGCTCCGCTGAGCGCTGATACTGCGGCTCGGTGTTGCGGCTCCACTCCAGCTCCGCAACCTCCGGGTCGATCACGTAGTTGCGGGGCCCCTTGCGCTCCACAGATCGCTTGAGGCGGCCGGCCTTGATCGCCTTCCGCACCGCCTGCGGGCTCACTCCACGCTGGGTCGCAAACTCAGCAACGCTGATCAGCACTCTGGAACGCGAAACCCGGCCTTAACCAGCATGGTGGCCAGCCCTGCCGGCGCGGGCCGCACCAGCTCGATCGGTGTGTCCAGGCCCGTCATCCCCCGCACCAGCGCCACCAGCTGGCCCAGCTGCAACACCGCATGGCCGCGGCCTTCGAGCATCTCGTCCACGGTCACCTCGGGGCCCACGGCGCCGAACTCGATCCGCAGCGGCCAGCCCCTCCCGCGCCAATCAGGCCCCCACTGGCAGCCATAACCGATGCTCGCCACCTCAATCATCAGGCCCCAGCACGAACGGCCGCGGAGACGCTACGGCGCCATGCCACGCCAGTTGATCAGCGCCCGTAAGCCTTGACGCCAGAAATCCCTGCAATCTTGGCTCGACCGCGCTGCGACTTCCATAGAGACTTGGCCTCGCGGCCCTTAGCAACTGATGGCGAGGCCTTCTTGCCAGCCGATGCAAGGCTGCCACCCTTGCCACGCCGGAACGCACCAGCGCGGTTGTTCCTGCCCGCCATTGCTCGGCTTCAAAGGTCCTCGCCATCTTACGCCAGCCCTGGCGTTTCAGCGTAGGTATAGTCCCACCCACTTCGGCGATAAACAACTAGTCGGTCTCCGTTCCGATCAAGCAGCGGGATAATCGTGTCATCTTCAATTACACACGCATGCGCAAACCTGCGGAATGAGTTCGGCCCCAAGCTTTTGGCAAACAGCTCGTCATTCCACATGATCCGCCAAAAGCCATCAACATCCTGCTTCGGCAATCGGCCATCAGGCAGCGGCTTCACGATCGCACGGTAGTGCTTTGCACGCTTGTGCCGCAGCGGCTCCGCCCAGTCCAGCTCAGGCAATGGGCTGAGAACGCTCTGCGCATACTCTCGCGTCACAACAATGCACTCATCCTCATCAGCATCATCAAGATCAGGATCAATCTTGTTCACCAGCTGATGCCAATACGGCATCGGTCGCTCATAGACCTCGTGCCATGGCTCGAAGAACCGCGTCGGCTCTTCATACTCCGTGCTGAACACCTCCAGGCTGATGCCCTTTGCATAGGCCATTGCCGCCTGCGCATGCTCCCGATCCGCCTTGCTGCCCTTCTCCCCACAGCCGCGGATGAACTCCTCGCCCAACCTGCCCCGGGCTTTGGCGTCCAGGTTGCCCTTGAAGCTCTTGCTGAAATACGGCACCTGCACCCACACGCCCCACACACCCTTCGCCTTCAGCAGGTCCAGCAAGGGCTCGAACCGCGGCATCCACTCCACCGTCAGCGGGTTCACCCCCACGGTCACCACATGGCCCCGCTCGATCAGCTGATCGATCAACTCCAGCCGGCTGCCAATGCTCGGCGCATGCGGCTCCACGCGCCGCCGCACTTCGTCATCCAGCATCGGGATGCTCACATACCAGACCGACCGGGGCGTCTCCCGGATGATCCGCTCCTGGATGCGCATCTGCGCCTTGTGCGCTCCCCTGGTCTGCCACGTCAGCGGGATGCCCAGCTCCACGCACAGCTCCCAGATCGGCTCGAACTGCGCCGCATTGGTCCCCGCCAGCGGGTCCACGTGGTTGCTCACCAGCAGCGGCACACGCGCCTGCAGCAGCCGCGCCTCGCGGCTCCTCCGCTGATGATGCTCGGACAGCAGGCCCACGATCCCACGGATGTCCGCCCGGCGGTCTGGCGTGAACAGGTTGGCGAAGCAATAGGCGCAGGCATGGCCACACCAGTTCATGCTCAGCTCAAGCCCTGCAGGGCTCGTCAGAAACTCCCCGGCATAGGCTCGGATCCCATCAGCCATTGTGCAGTTCCTCCAGGAAATCGCTCACCAGTTTCCAGAATGCTGTCTTGTCCTTGCTGTAGCCCAGCTCCGCCTTCGCCTCACGCCACTGTCCCATCTCCTCGGGAGTGAGCACGATCGCCAGCGCAATGCTCCGATCGATCACATCATCCCCGTCATCCTCGCCCTCGTCGTCCGTCCCCTCGTGCTCGCCGCCGAGCATCCTCCTCAGCTCATCGGCATCAAACCCCAGCAGCTCGACATCAAACCCCTCGACCTGCAACGCCTCGACCTCCGCCTCCAGCACCCCCAGGTCCCAGCCGGACTGCAGCGCCAGCTGGTTGTCCGCGATCACGTAGGCCCGGCGCTGCGCTTCCGTCAGGTGGCCCAGCACGATCACCGGGACCTTGCGCAGACCCAGCTTCAGGGCCGCGGCCAGCCGGCAATGCCCCGCGATCAGCACATCATCCGGATCGACCAACAGCGGGTTGGTGAACCCGAACTCCAGCATGCTGGTCGCCACCTGGTCGACCTGGGCCGCCGTGTGGGTCCTGGCATTCCGCTCATACCGTCGCAGCCGCTCGATCGGCCAGTGCTCAACCCGATCCGGTAGGTGGGGGGATTCCATGCCCGACAGGGTAGGCAATCCCCCACCCAGTCGTCACCCCTGGCCAGGCACCCACGCCCGGTTGAACGCCCCCGCGCCAGCCTGCGCAGGCATTCCCGCGCGGTTGATCAGCCGCACCACCTCCTCGCGCTCCATCCCCAGCCGCTTGCGGATCTCAGGCTCCGGCACGCCATCAGCCACCATCTGCCGCACGATCTCCGCCATCCGCAGCACCGCATGGGTGCCCCTGGCCCGGTCGTCCACGCCCCAGAGCCGGCAGCCCGGCAGGTCCCGCAGCAGCCCATGGGCCAGCTCAATCAGCTCCAGCGCCTTGCTCATCCATCCACTCCCTGCAGAGCGTTGCCAGGGCCTCCGG